TGGTTTCGCCAACAGGATAAGCAACCATCCCGGTCAAGCGTCGCGAAGTCGTCAGGGTGTCCGAAACCATGTTGCGAACGAAGGCGTAGCGCGGAATGACGCCGTACTGGACAACCAGCCGAATGACGCCAGCGACAAACTCAGGGGGGACCAAAACACCGGCCCCGGTTGGGTCGTTGGTTTGGAGCGTGTTTCGTACGCCGTGATCCTTGCACCATTGCCGAGCCGATTCGCTGCCGAAATGGGCCTGGAAGAACTTGCCGACGCGGAAGGCTTCGGCTTCGCCATCTGGCCCGGTGAACACCGCCAGGGGCTTGGTTGCCCGAGCCGTTGCCGGGACTCGGAAAGCAGCCCCTGCAAGAGGCTGGCTGTCAACGTGTTGGCGCACCGTGTTGGAGACGGCTTGCTCGATTTTCATCGCCCGTTCGCGTTGCTTGGCAAGATTCTCGATCTGGCCCGGCTTGCCTTCGGTCCCGAGGATGGTATCAATCTCGGACTGCTCATCTTCGAGCAATTCGCGAGCCTCTTGGGTTGCGATTGCTTGAATCGCTTGAACCTTGGCTTGCAAGGCTTGGATTTCGTCTGCGAGTACTTTCGCGCTCTTCATTTCGACTGCCCTTTGTGGGATGTGTGGCAGTCGTTAAACCAAGATAGCGGCATGACTGCCACGGGAAAACAAACTGTTTTTAACCGTGTGTCACTGCCGCTAATAAGTTGCAGAGTTGTTGGCACTTCTGGCCGACGCAATAAATATAGGCTACTGGCCTGGGCTTGTCAAGTGTTTTGAAAACTGAGCCATCTTAGCCCGCACCAAATTCGCTTTGGCCTGATCGAATTGCGAAGCGACCTTCTTTTTCTTTTTGTCGCTCGATCCATACCTAGCCGTTGCTAGCCCAAAGTCGATAGATTCATCGACCCCGAACCAAGTTTCGTTGCCCATCATAGATTCGATCTCGCTTGGGTCTGTGTCGACCATGTGCTGCCGGTAGATATCGACCAACGAAGCGTCATAGCTTTTCAATGCCGAAATCACCTTGCCTAGTTCGTCTTGGTTGCCCATCGCGAAGGCCATCGCTCGATGGATCATAATCCGCGATCCATCGGCCATTAGGCGATTCTTGCCAGCCAAGAAAATCACGCTAGCCGCCGACGCTGCTAGGCTGTCGTTGATGGTTGTAACCTCCCCGCCGTGTGATCGAAGTGCGTTGTAGATCCCGATCCCCTCATCGGCCGCGCCGCCTGGGCTGTTGATTCGGATAGTCACCGGACTGGATCCGAAAGAACGCAAGGCATCAACGACGCCCTTTTGCGTGATCGGAAATTCATCCCATCCATCGCCAACAATACCGCTCAAAAGGATCTCGTTGGTTTCTGCTTTGACTTCGATCATTATTTCGCGCCTTTCAGTTCAAATAGCCTGTTTTCCCACGTTTTAACCTCGGTTTCGACGGCTTTCTGTAGCGATTCGCCACCGTATTGAGCCGCCAAAGTCGCTAGAATCTGCGTCGATTTCTCGCAATGGAGCCTTGCTAGGTCACGGTCGAGCCCGATAGCTTCGATCTTGTCGGCTAGTTTGTTTTCCCATTGCGGGTACTTTTTGCCAATCCAAGCGACGAATTGAGCTTTTTTGGATGCGTTGATAGCGTTATTGCCTTCGGTTCGGATGAGCCCACGTAGCATTTGCTCGACGGCTCGATCGTTTCGGGCTTGCTCCTGAGCATCCTCCTGCGAGTCCTCTTGATCGTCCTCTGGCGTGTCCTCTGCTTCGTCTGGCGATTGCTCCCCGGTCGCTGTGCTGATCGCCGGGTTAATGAATTCATCGCCGCCGACGTAGGGATTCAAGTCGAGCTTAGCCCTGCATTCATTCGGGTTCATGATCCTTGATGCGATAGCCTTCGAGAATGATTCCATCGTCGTTGCTAGGTCAGTTCGATAGAGTGCTGCCGGGTTGCATTTGAAATAGACTTCCCTCGAACTCTTTTCGCGTCGCGTTCGGAGCTTCATGTCGCATTGCTCCTCGAACTTAACTAGCCAATGGTCAAGACACTGAAGGTAAGCCAGTTGGCTTTGTTCCCTGGTGCTGTAGCTACTCGATTCGCCATCCCCTGGCATCGCCTCAAGGCCAAAGAGCATACCAACTTCCTGCCGGGTAAGCTTTTGCAAGGCTGCGAATTGGGCGTCGTTGTTGTTCATCGAGACTGCGTTGGCCTTGATGCCTTCGCGCAAAAGGCCAGCCTTGGCCGCGTTGTCGCTGCCCGCTTCGGTCTTGTTAAACTCGTCAATGAACTCCTTGGCATCCTCAGGCTTTCGTAACGCACCCGATGGGGCCTCCAAGAATAGCTTGCCCCGAAAGCCCCGCCTGAGTTGGTTTAGCTTGAAGTTCACTTCTTCGCTGCCGGTCGCGAAGGTCTTGTTTGCAACATCGAGTAGCCCGATACCCTCGACGCCATCGAAGGAAAAGCCTGGAACGTGCAAAACGTCCTCGTCGTGAAAAACTAGGTAGCCGTTGGCGTCCGCATCGTAGGCGTCGAAAAGGTTCTTTTTGCTCTGATTGTCCGGCTTTGTGATATGGTACTTTTCGCCCTCGTGAATGATTGTCCAAGTCGCGTCTGGCATCATAGGAATCAGCTCGGTAATCGTTCGAGCGTTGCGGATAATCGCCGCCCTGCCATTGCCCTTGAGCAGAGCATGGGACAAGAATTGCTCTTTGAAAGTCGATGGGGCTTGGATCTTGTTGGGTTGCTCCCTGAGTAGTTGGTAACCAACATGCAAAGTATCGTTAATCGAGCCCTGTCCAACTACCCGCTTAACGTCAACGGGGATACGCCCGAAGTCCCCGGTTAGCTTGTTGTGCGCGTACCAAGCCGGAGGGACCCCTAGGGCCTCATTCACGCCGACCCTACGCCCGCTCAAATACGAGTCTTCGTCTAGCCCCATCCATCGAGCAAATACGCTAAATAAACTCATCCGAGCCCCCTTTAAGTCACGTAAAGTTTACCCGAAGAACGCTCAGGCTGCAAACTAGCAATCCTGTAAGCCATAACCGCCGCCACGATTGGATCAATCTTGTCTTTCGACTTGGCCTTATCGAACATCCACCGATCTTGGCGATCCTTGCATATCATTGCATTATTCGCACACCATCGCAGCAATTTGGACTCTAGGAACACAAGCCGCCCGTCTTTCATTAACTGGATGAAGTCGCGAATAGCCTCGTTGAAGTTGGCTTGATTTTGAGCCATTCGAGCCGCCGTCGCTCCAGCCTTGCCTATCTTTTCGCCTAGTTGCTGCCCGTTGTACGGGTCATAGGCTACTTGCTCGATGCCGTATAGTTCGATCTCTTCAATCAGCGATTCGGTTAAATCCTCGATCGGATAGGTACACTTGAAAAGCTCTTCCGTGTGGACAAACTCAGAGAAAGGCATCGCGGTTAAATCCCGCTTTGAGTCTGCCGCGATAAATGCCCGCGTCTTGATTTCGTATCGAAAAACCGTCTTGCCTTTGTCGTCGGTATCGATCGGGAATCGAGCACAAAGAGCATACGCCGCTAAGTCGTCGCGTGCTCCAAGGTCGACACCTGAGCCGAAAGCGTCGGCCCCGTTCCAATCGCTATGAGCCCCGACGCAAGCATCGAAGTCGTTTAGGTCGAAGGCTTTTTCAGTCGATGATACTAGGGTATTGCCATGAAACCGTTTGAATCGGTTGATGCCGATCGCGGTTGCCTTGGATTCGTTCCATCGCTCCCTAAGGTAATCAGCCTTTACCGAAACGCCGAGATTAGGATTGCTCTTTTTCCAGTTCGCCTCATCGCCCGGGTCGTCTTTGTCGTCTAGCTCGTAGATTAGAGCGAAGAGCGTATTGTCGCTGTGGATACCCGAGACGACATTCACGGCGTAGTTGTATTCCTCTAGCCACAAGTGCGAATCGTCTGCCCCTGCCGTTGTAATAATCAAGTGCAATGGCTGCGAGCGACTAGCCGAGCCTGTTACCATCGTATCGTAGAATTTGCGATGGTACGCTCCCCATGCGTGAAGCTCATCCATTACCACAACATGCGGATTCAATCCGTCGAAAGGCTTTTCGCTTGAGACTTTGCGGATAAAACTTTGATTGTGCTTGAAGGTAATCGTTTCGTTTTTTATGTCCGTGTACTTCAAGAGGGGTTGCGATTGGCTGACCATCCGCTCGCACTCGGAGTAAACAACGTCGGCCTGCTCTTTTTTAGTTGCCGTCAGAAGGATCTGCCCTACCGCTTCGGGCTTGCGTGTCTTTGGGTCGATATCGGCCATCCCAAGGAAGTGACACAAACCTGCGATAAGCGTACTTTTGCCGTTCTTCCGGCCCATCGACCAATAAACTTTACGGAATCGCCTTGAGCCGTCCTCGTCGCGTTTCCACCCGAAGATGTTCCATAGCCCGAATAGCTGCCAATCTTCAAGGATAAGGGGCTTGCCCGCGAATTCGCCAACGGAATGACGGAGGACAAGAGGGAAGAACTCGCAAACGCTAGCCGCCTTGGCCGCATCGAAATAATACGGAAAGTCCGGCGTAGATTGCCGCTGCATATCGAGCCGGAAACGTAGTACCGCATCCTTAACGCGATTGCACGAAGGTATCGAGCCATCCTCGATAGCTTGGCAATAATCCTCAACCCGTAGCGAAATCCCGCTTGCTATCAACCTGGAGCCCTCTTTAGCCACTCGGCAAATTCGTCCTCTTCTGGTGGAAGTGTCGCAACCATTCGAGCCCTAGCCGATGGAGTCAATCCAAGCTCAGGCAAGAGCCGATTCATTTCCTCCCGATATTTATGCAACTCGACCGAAAACGGATTTCGCTTAGCGTCGATCCCGTCATCGGTTTTTTGGACTAAGACAATCCCGGTCTTCAAAACCGCCTTTCGTGCCAGCATCCAACCGCCATAGGCTGTGCAGTAGGCGATCATAATCTCCCGAAGGTCGCTTGAGCAAATGCCGTTTCGCTTCATGTCCTCAAGTAGCTGACCCCATTTGAATTTTTCATCATCGCTGAAATAGTCCGGCATTTCAGGTTCTTCCCCGTCAGCCTTTGGAGCCGCTTTGTTTTCGCGCTGCGGGTTCTTGATGTAACTACCCTGCATTTTGAGGATTTCTGGAGCCGTTTTTTTGCGTCCTTTGGTCATTGGCTTACCCTACATACTTGCAATTTGCGGTAACTCTCAACGCCGAAACCGTCTTGCTGATGTGGGACTGGGTTGTGGACTTACCTAGCGGGCTAGTATGCCCGATCCTGCCCACGATCCATTTGTCGCTCTTGTGTCGATGCTTAATCATAGCAGGGTGGCTGGTTGTCGACTGGAACGAATAGCCAAGTTTTTTAAGGTGACTACCTAGCCATTCGCTCAAAGCGTTTCCAATCCCTACGCCCTGAAAGTCCGGCAGGACAACCGTTCGGTGTTCTCGTTTTGTATTCTTCACGCTTGGATGAACTAGGGTAAGGTAGCTTGTAAACGCCACCGGCCGACCATTCCAGCAAGCAACGAAGCATTGAGCCGCCTTGTGAATGTTAGCTGTCATATAATGATGCCCGCTAAACAAGGGCCAAGCCATCGTGGTTGCTTTGTGTATGTCGAGTTTGATTTCTGGCCTACGCCGAAGACACCTCCAAGAAAACTTTTGCTCGGTCATGTCTAGCACCCAATCAGGGTCTAGCCATTCCTCAACGTCGGAATGACAGGAAACGGCCACGAACTTCTTTTTTGCTTCGCGTCGAATCGCCTTCGATACTGCGGCCGATGCCACCTTAGCAACCGTCCTATCGACAACGCTGGTAAACTCATCGAATACAACCAAATCACTTGCTTCGCAAAGCGACCTAGCTAGATCACAACGGAACTTTTGGCCGTTGCTCAATGCGTGGTAAGGCTTGAGCCATTGCGGAGGGGAAGAAAACCCGACCGACGACAACGCGCCTGTAATGTCCGTAGCGGATAACTTTGGATTGAATCCGTCAACGATCGCCTTTTTTGCGTCCCAGTCAAACCCATTTTCGATCATGCTTTCGCCAAAGCATTTTCTAGCGATTGTGGACTTACCGGAGCCGCTAGGACCGACAATCAGCCCAATCGACCACGGCTTTTCCTCGATCGGAATATCGATCTTCCAGGAATGCTCGATAGACGCCATTTCTGGAACGTCGAAAATGCCTTTTACCTGTTGAACCCGAAACGAGTTTTGAATATCGGATCTAACTAGAACGTCAACACTCGGCATTTGTAGCCCTCCTTTTCGAGCATTTCAAAAACCGTTTGCTGATCGCTTTCTGATTCGCAAGTAACGACGATTTCCCATTTGCTTGACAAGTCAACTTGGCTTTCTTCGTCCGGTAACTCCTGCGATAGCATCGCCTCGATTTCCTCAGCCGAGAAACCCGCTGCGTTGGCTAGTGCCTCGTCGTCGGTCAGCAAGCCGCTTAATTGAGCCGCTAGGATATCCGAATCCCACTCGGCTAGTTCTGCTGTTCGGTTGTCTGCGATAGCGTAGGCGATGGCCTCAGAGCCCTTTAGGTCGGTCTTGACGCATTCGATGGTGTCCCAGCCTAGCCGCTTCGCTGCCTCTAGCGTTCCGCTCCCGGCTCGGACCACCTTGGAAGCGTCGATAACGATCGGTTTCTGTTGCCCGAAGCGTCGAAGGGAAGCAATGATCGAATCGATGTTCCGGTCGTCGTGCTTGCGTGCGTTGGCAGGATCCTGAGACAAATCCGCAATTTTTACCGAGACGGTTTTCAAGCTAAAACTCCAATTTGGTGGAAGGTTTCGTATGGG